GTAACGTGTATGAGCTATGTGATGTTGCGATTAGGAATATCTGATGACACCAAATAGATGGAGTTCTCGGTGACAATGATGTACTCTGAACTGCTCTTGTAAAACTTTGAAATGGGTGAGGTATATTCCTCTTCGCTCTTCACAAGGAGCTTCTCCTTGTTATCGCGAATCCCGATGAGTGCCTTATTGTCTAAAGATGCGGACCAGTAGTCCATGATAATAGGCTTATCTTCTACAATAGCAATTTTACATGCATGCTTTAGAGTCACGTCGGTTGGAAGGCGATAATTTGTCTGGGAAGATGTGGAAGGGGTGGATGTTGTTGATTCGACTGAACTAGACATTGGCTTTAATGTACTACCTATAATTTTCTTTATATATTTTTTGAATGTCTATTGTTCATTCTTTCACATATGGACCTGTAAACGAATGAATACGTCGTTTCTGTGGAAATGTTGTACCTACGTACTACAAATTATACGTATGTCACAACTACGTGATATACTTTGTGGATACGGGCATCATATGTTTCAATATATAAAATGTTTAGTAGATCAGACAGAGTCCGACGGTCGTGTATATTCTGTACAGTGGGTATTGCATGGATTCAATGTGATCGGTCATGTATATACCCTGCGTCTGTGTCATACTCATTCGGTAGAAGAGGCTAAAGATGGTGCAACCCGAGCCATCGCACTATATATTGATTTTATTACACAGCTGTCTATTATGGATATGGGGAATGATGGAACATGTACATCTACGTCTGTTCCATTTACTATTGGGTGTAAGGATGCGGCACAGTTTGTTTACAAGAAGATCTTTTCCGATACTCTTGTCGGATGCAGTATCCCTAACAAACCACTATCTCCTTCATCATCTTCGTCTCCTACTACTATCCCACCCTCTGCACACAATTCAAATGAATCTACTACGTGTCCAAAAAAGGTGGAAAATGAGGAAAATACAAACGAATATCACGAATCCGATGATATTGGATCTATACAGTTTGTTACCTATTTAGAAACACTGCATGAGTATAAGCAGATTATTCATAACATGATCCGCATTCTATTTAACAAGGACAGGTTCTACGACACGTCTGAGAAAAATGGGACAACAGAATATTATAGTGACGCGATCAGTAAAATACTGAGTGTGAATGGTATTTTGGAAACTATGCCTATAAACACCTTGCTATATAAACAAATTGTATTTGAACAGAGCATTAACAACAACAATCATCACCATACAGAAAATATGACTCCACATGAATATGTCCAATGGATTACGAATATTATGTGTCCACCGTGATCACATCATTTGTACTAGTGCATGATGGGAGTGAATCGTCAAAGGTGACGAGTCTTTTGCGAACTTTCATATTTTTCTTCTTGACAAAGGAGAGTTCTTCGGACGTGGCAAGTCGTTGGCATATATTTGCGAACTCTGTGCGAAGAAGGTCCTTTAGGAAGTCGTATACAATTCCTAGCACCTCTTCCACACACATCCCTACGATTAACAGACTCCCTGTTCTGAATATCATAAACGATACGGTCACGATATCTGGATCATTCACACCAGGTTCAATGTGGGGTCGTGTCCCGTCCTGAATTGTGCGTTTCTTATCGTAATAGAACTTGCATTGAATACCTGGATAAGAGCATGGATCAAATATACATTGTATGTTATATTTTGTTTTCAAAATATCAAACAACACCTCTCTATGGATATAAAATCCACAGTTAAAGTTTGAGTTTATGAGCACAGTGTCACATTCTCCGATGTAGGCTACGTCTTCACCGATGATAGGTCTGAAGTAGAGTAGTATGTGTTCCATGACCGTATTTAGATGATACTCTGTCTGGATACCTGGTATCTCTATCTTCCCTGTATTGAAGACTTTTACATGAAACTCGCGGAACGTTCCAAATGTTGGATCCGACGTATCTTCGATATTGATTCGGATAATAACTACAAAACAGTTGTAAAATGCACATTTCTTCTTGACTCGGTAACTGGTTACGTCCTTCATAGACAGCCCGACGCTAATTTTCCGCACGTCTTTGAACCAGTTCTTCTTCCCCGATGGTTCGCGAATACTCGTCATAATCTGATTTACTACATACAGTTCATTCTCCATATTGTGTTCAATCTCGTCCACCTCTTCTTGTGAGTTCGAATTGAACTTCATCTGTTTTTTTACGATTCCGTTTGCATGAGTATCATATTGTATAATGGGTATTTTCCAGAACACATCGCCGAGATTTACTGGTTCGGTAAGATATGCGATCTTGGATTTGGTCGATATGTAAATGTCGCCTGCTTTAGGACACTCCGATGATGTCCCTTGAACAGAATCTGTGGCGGAACTGGTATTGATATCGGCATCGGTATTGATATCGCAGAATGTGCTCGTTATATCATTAGTTTCGTAATTCTGTAGAGGCGCTCCAATAGTCTGTTGCATCCTGCTTTCATATGACGGTTCGTTGACAAACATTTCCCATTCATCGTCTATATTTTGCGAATGATTCATGGTCATAATTCCACCTTTATATAGGTGCGTATGTAGGTTGCGTATGAATACATGTATTTCTCTAAGTCAATTTTTATTATACACTAGTAGTGTATAATAAATATTCCATCTTTCCTATATGCAAGTGCAACAATCACCATCGCAAATGACATATTTCCCCACACATTCTATTCCTATTAAGAAGAATGAAGCTGTTACTATGTATAAAAACTCTACACTATTGTTGCTGAAACAGCAGCACCAGCAGAAGAAGAATCCCGATTCCACGTACAGTTTATGTGAAAGTAGGTTTGACCCGTCTTCGAGTCCGCCTGTATCGGACTTTATGAAACGGTTATCAGATCGCCAGATGTACTACAATAAACCAGAGAACCTGTCAAAACTCGCCAAAACATAATTGATGAATACCTCGTCATCATTTATAGAGGAACAATGTACTATCTTTTCAATAAACGTGAGGAACTCTGGTGTGGTTTGGATTTTTTTATGCTTTATCAAATGCGTAACATAATCATGAATACTATTCTTACATGTTATGTTATATGTAACACTGATCTGATGTAGATAGTTTCGTGCAGACTGGTATGTTTTGTATTTATTTGCGTCTATTTTTTTGAGTAAGACTGTCAGGTTTTCCCAAATAACACCGTCTATGATGATGATATCCGACGGATCTAGTATATGATTGCATTGAATAAAGTTAATCATGCTGCGGATATCTGACCCATATATTTGCTGAATGGCTGCGATTTTTTCGTCATTAATCAATAGGTTTTCTTGTACTATGATGTTTTTCAAAAAATCGTATATTTTGTGTTGTGGGAGATTGTTAAATCGTATTTTTAAAAACTCGGTCTGTAGTCCCTCGTCAATCCTGCTAATATAATTACAGATCAAACAGAACCGTACTGTATCACCATACGTGTTAATCAAATAGCGAAGCGCATGTTGAGCATTTTTTGTCATATAATCCACCTCGTCCAGGATGACAAACTTAAGACCCGAAGCAAATAGACACTTTGAGTTGACAAATTGTAATATCTGGTTTCGGATGATATCAATACCGCGTTCGTCCGACGCGTTTAATTGGATGACTAGTTCTTTGTTCGTTTGTCCCACATGTTCCTGATATTTGGAAATGAGATTGATGATCGTGGTCGTTTTCCCAGTTCCTGGAGGACCGTATAATAGTAAATGGGGGAAATGTTTCATATCTACAATATTTGTACATATCGTCTTGTTAACGCTGTTGAGAACAATGTTATCAAAAATATTCGGTCTGTATTTTTCTACCCATGGTATGGAGACACCAGTCTTATTCTTAGGCTGAGTCATTCTATATCTAACTCAAACGAGTCACGTGTGAATATAGACATCACTATACAGTAATGTCTATATCGGTTGGAATGTAAAATACATCAACGATCTTGTTGTAGAATATACAATATATCCATTTATCGTCAGCAGCCTCTATGTGGCCGAAAATATCCCAAAGTTTTCATTTGTATTTTTGTTTAGACTCGTTTTCAGTTTACGTTTTACTTGGTAATTTGCCGAGGTAGGTATGATTTTATTGTTAATGATAAACTCGTCGTTGTCCTCGTGAAGTTCGGGTAATATACGCGTGAGGGGTTTATCTACCACGAGAAACAGTCTATCGCTTCTGAGCAAGGATCTGTATTCTGTGATACTCAGATTTCCGAAAAACTTGGCGAGCAAGTAGTGTGGGTCTGGCGCGGGTTTGATGTTTTTTGAATAGCCGTACACCTGGTTGTAGATGGTGTTCAATAGACTAAATCGGTCAAACTTGCTGGAGCTATCTATATTCTCATTCATTAGATGAGCAACTGCACATTCAGGTGAGCAAAAACACCCATATACGTGGTATGTGTTTTTTAGAAACATTTTGGGGATATACACAGGTGGGTTATCAAAGTCGTATGTACACCAGAAACATGCAGCGTTTGAATCAGGAACGCTATTCATATGGAGTAGATGTTCGAGTGACTTTAATTTTTTCCAAAGTTCCTTTGTCGCATGCGCGCTATTACCATTGTTAAGATGGTTATGTTTGGCGTTGTATGTTGGTGGCGTGTCTATTGACGATATGTTGTCACAGTTATCTGTTGACCCTGAAGCTTGTTCCACCTCCGCAATACTTGGAATGTTGTTTTCTCCAAACATGACCCTATTTGTAGGATCTGTATGGGAATTACCAATGACATGATATGCGGGCTCGTCTCTATCATACGAGTCGATAGATACTTTAGAAAAATCGGATTCATGGTTCCCATTACTATGTAGGTCTGCAGTAGAACACTTTAGATGTAGAATAACATTGGGTTTTATGATTTCCTTCTCTATTTGTACTGCACCAATATCAACAATCTTACCCCCCTTTGGTTTCCGCCCCCTCTTTTTTGGTAGAACATTCTCCACATCTGCTACTTCTGCCAGTGCTACTTCAACTACTTCTACCGTTACTGTATCGTCAATTATTGTTGGTTCAGTTATATCCTTTGCTACATTCTTTGTACTGCGGCGTCCTTTTCTAGGAGAAACCTCTTTTTTTTTACCGTCCATCTATTTGGTATAGATGATGAGCATGGTCTAAGTTGTTTCCAATATATGAGTTGGAAACAATAAAGAATGAGAATATATATTACTTATGAGATTATTGTTATGCATTATCTAGTGTTTAGTTTCGTTCATGCAAACATTTCCTACACAATGGTATGTAATTACTGCTCCCGATTACCTTTTGTTGTGTTTCTCTAATTACACGATGGGAGAATATAGCAGGCGTTCCATTCTTGCAGTCTGCACACAGGGCGCTCAGTTTTCGTACCTTGTCGCATATCGGAATGAGGTCGAGTATCTCACCAAAACGCTCCTGCTTAAAGTCTCCATCGAGGCCACATACATAGATGATTTTATTATGGTCTAATAAATGTTCTACAAAAGGAACGAGCGACTGGAAGAATTGTCCTTCGTTAATGAGTACGACATCAGCCGCCAGAATCTGTTCCATGATTGTGGGACCAATCGTCTTAATATTTTCAAAACTGGATAACTGGATACATGGAATCATGATTTTGTCATGTGTTGATAGCATTGTGGTATCGTAACGAGTGTCTTCTGAATGGTTGATCACTACGACTGGTGTTTTACAATATGTGAATTTTTTGTATGTTTCTAGAAGCCATGACGTTTTTCCAGAAAACATGCAACCGATGCCGAGCTCTAGATACCCATTAGGGTATAGTGTTCTGTCCATAATTAGATGGTATGTACTGTGTTGTTTATCTATGTCTATTTCTATGTGGATGATGTATCAATTTTCTTCCAGTTCCTTCTTTAGTTTTTCGTATTGGCTGTCATTAAAATCCTTTGTAGCGGCGTCCAGTTTATACCGCATCTGTTTGTATATCTCCTGATGGATTGATTCTATCTTGTACGGTTTGGCTACAGTTACTCCCATGTACTCTTTGATGATGTTCATGTGGTCGTAGTCATGCTCAATGAGTTTGTCGTTAATTTCGTCAATCGTATAATCGGTCTGTCTATGAACGAGTTCGCACAGGCGTCGGATGTCCTCGTCCGTCATCTCTTGAATGGTCGTAGGAATGGTCGTAGATGACATGGTTCGTTGTGGTACGTGTGTAAAAAAACATGAGCAACATGACGCGAATAGGGTACCGCCATAGAACAGTTGGTCCGATAAATATATGTGTTCCCGAAAAACGACATAAACAAATAGACAATGTAGGAGTATTACTATGCCACCTATTAAGAGACTACAAATAGATATGTCATCTATCATGACAGAGATTAACGAACTAGTACATACACATATTCAGAAGTCGGTACTACAGTTCAACACCGATCTCATTCGTCAGGATATCGTCGACCATAACGAGAAGATAATAGAACTAACCAACGATATGAAACAGCTTCAGATAACCCTTGCATTGCCTGGTTGTTCTCGTATCCAACAATCATCCCTACACATCAATGTCACGCTTATCCAGCAGGAGATTGAAGATCGTGAGGAAAAGAAACAGGCTCTTGAAAAAGACATGTCCCAACTCAAAGAAGAATGTGGCATGATGGAACATAAACCTAATATTGTCCTTGATATTCGCGAGATGTCTGAACTAGTTGAGGTCGCTGATACCAATAATTATTCAGTGAGTTCAAACTCGGACACCAAACGTGTGATTATGTCTATTCCTGACAAGTCAAACACAGTAATGTCTCCCGAACAAACAGCAGAGCAACCATTGATTCCTGATTTCGATCTTGATAATGAAGAGATGATAGAAGATGATGTGTATGACGAGGAGGAGTTTACATGTGTACAATGTTCGTCCATAGAACCAATAAATCAGTGCTATTTATGTGATAAGGAGAATATATGCAGTCAATGTGAGGGTCAAGGTGGCGAATACGGGAAACATGAACTTTGGATCTGTTCTACTTGTGCAAAGGAACAAGATGTCACTAACCCCGATGATAAAGATAATACACTAAAGCATAACAAGGTTGTGGAGGAGGAGGAAGAGGATGACGAAGGCGACGGAGCAAGATTTGGAGACATTATAAATAATGATGATGAGGAGGAGGAGGAGGAAGAGGAAGAAGAGGGTGTATTTGAGATTGAAATAGAAGGTGTATCCTATTTCACGACGGGTGAAGAGAATGGGACATTGTACAACATTGATGTGAATGGTGAACCAGATGAGTTTGTAGGACACTTACGAAATGGTAAGATATGTTTGGAGAAATAGGAATATTGATGATATGGTAATAAATATAGAGATAGATATAGTGATTATGTATACTATATCTATCCCATTCCATTGATGCTCATATGGAACCTGGTCCTATTAACATGTGGAGTAACAATGGCATACAACATACAGAAATATAAGAAGACTATAAAGAACCGCTTATTTATGTGGGCTGCAAATACCATCTACTACTATACGTATGTGGAACATGGTGTAAAAAAAGTCGCTTCTAAATGTGAATGGCTATATAATTGGATTCCATACTACAGTTCCCACATTGATTCGGGTAGAATACAGTTTATCAAAGGCAATAAACAGGTGATTCTAGAGAGAATCCCTAGTGAATACAGTTCCGAGTTTGATTTTGCATATTATACTATTGAAGGACGGTCATATATTCTTGATATGGATAAAATTATATATCCTCCTCATATCGATGACGCTCTGCAAAGCATGGTTGAGTTTATAAGCATATCGGTTCAGTTTAAAGATGATCCCACAGAACATGTTATATCATTGCATACAGATACAATAAATCTATACATGAATGGTAACAGAATCAATAAATATGTAGTGTGGTACTTGGTAAAATCCCAGTTAGGTATAGATATGTACGGACAGTCGTATTCCATTCAAATTATGGACCATAATGTGAACATATTGAAGTACGCCGAAGGTTGCGTGATTGTTATACATAACGATGGATACTATGTAGAACAGAGCGAGTGCGCACACGGATCTGATGAGGTCACCACATATATTCCCAAAGGGCTTAGATGAATCTCGTTAGGTAGAGTAATGGAGGTCACAAAAGCACCTTGTGATATAACACCGTCAAATGATGACGCGATGACCGAACATCATCGCCTACATAATGAATGGACTTTGTGGGCTCATCTTCCACATGACACGGATTGGAGCACAAAGAGTTATAGAAATGTACATACTGTATCAACGGTAGAAGCTACAATTGCACTGATGGAGTCATTGCCTGAGGTTCTTGTGGCCAATTGTATGTTATTTATTATGAAGAAGGGTATTATCCCTGTATGGGAAGACAAACATAACCGTACTGGTGGATGTTTCTCTTACAAGATCCCAAACAAAACAGTATATTCTATTTGGAAAGACCTCGCGTACATGTTGGCTGGGAATGTGATCAGTAAGAACAAGACCTTTGTGAATACAGTGAATGGGATCACCATTTCTCCTAAAAAATCATTTTGTATCATAAAAATATGGATGTCCACCTGCGATTTTCAAAACCCTGAACTCGTTTCGAATGAGATTAATGGGCTTGCTACTATGGGATGTATCTTTAAAAAGCATATCCCTGAATACTAAAATAATAATAATATGTAATTTTATGTAAAAATTATCTATTATTATTTTATTTTCTGCGAGTTTTTCTCTTGGATTTATCGGGTTTGGACCTTCTCGCTCTCACACTCGTTCTCGCTCTCGTTCTCGTTCTCACTTTCAACGCAATCGCAATGACAACTTCCGCAGGTTCTTGTCCCACACTCGTCGCAAATACGTCCATCGTCGGCCATATGTGTTTGTTCACCACATTCGTCGCAAGTACCTTCGCATCTACAATCTTCTCCCGTTCCACTATACATTTTCATACATAGTCCACATACCATCATATTGCAATCCCCGCACATACAATCTAAACAAGTTTCACAATAATTTTCCCCGCAACTCATACAAGATTTATTTTTATCACAATCGGAACAAGGAACACAATAACATGTATCAAAGTCCTCACTTTTACACGCCTCGCATACTTTGGTTGCGTCAGAATCGGGGTCATTTATGGTGGGTTTATCATCACACTCAGTTGGAACCGACTCGGTAACATTATCAATGTTGGTTGGTGTAGAAAATGCGCTCATTGGTATATATATATATCCTTTTCTCTATATTAGGTTTGTCATCAAATAAATATATTTAGAGACTTACGTAGGTAAACGATAACCGCTTGGTAATTTATTTTCTGCGAGTTTTTCTCTTGGATTTATCGGGTTTGGACTTTTTGGTTTTTCTTTTTCCGCCCAGTTTTCCATAAGGTCTATTCATAGTACCAGGATTTAGATTCTTCTTTGTGCGGCGCCGTCTCCTCGTTGTTTTATTCCCTCTCTTTGCGCGCGATTTCCTTCTGGTCTTGGACTTGGACCTGGACCTGGATCTAACCCGTCTACCACCAACACCAATTGAATTAATCGAAACATTGGGACTGGCAATGGGACTGGCGAACGCTAGAAGATCTGTGTCCATACTGCTCACACTACTCATACTACCAATGCTGCCAATACTACTATCATCTTCACGTGTCGTATGTCCATATGAAGAAGAACTGTATCCTGTATTGTCATTGCCAATACTAGATAATTCTCCCTGTAGTACCTCCTCCTCCTCCTCGTCATCGCTATCCAGTTCCAGATCCCCTACATCTAGGTAGTTGGTTTGATTGGCATAAATGGGTGCGATACCATTTGTCGGTATACCTAGTCCATTTATGGTTGCTTCTGCCATGATACTAAAGTAAGTAACTATACAGTACGTACATATTTTGTACTGTATAGATATATACATGTTCGCTAATCACTTAAATTGTGGTCGCTGCGTAACGCTCGCGACAATTGTGGGTGCTAGAACTGGTTCAGGATTCTTAAATATGTCGTGTGTGGGCAAGCATGTGAGGTCTGCGTTGAGTACGGGGACGTCCTTGGTCAAGTCCGATGCTCCGATACCAAATAAGAACGTCTCAATGTCTATCGGGTTGCCTGACATTTGTGTGCGGGGGATGCGCGCGGCACCCAGTCCGTTGCCTGGGCATGCGGTATTCTGTGCCTGTCCGTACTCGGTTGTTAGCAGGTATTCTTGTGTGTGAATACTCTTGTTAAGTTCGATCGCATAATTGTTGCGCGTGTTCTTGTTTCGGGTAGACGCCATTCGGGTTCGTTGATGGGGTGGCGTATATAGTATATACACTGCGGACATATTTTATTTCGCGCACGGACATGACTATTATACATACTCGCGAATTGCATCACATAACGCCTCAATATGTAATGACTTAATCTCTCCGTCACGGAAAAAGTCACATAGACAGATGTGAGTAAAAAACAATAGATCATAAGAGAACAGTATGGGAAGGACTGTGCGACGATTGTCTAAAATAGAACTAGCACCAGCCATCATGAGAATGGGTGTCACCGTCTTCTGTGTCGCAAGCAGATCCATGCATCCCGACAATGGAGATGCATCCATCACGTCAAACAATCTCGTATACTTCTCTGACTCTAGTGTGTCATCTGTTTCATCCAATCCGAACAGGTTATTCAATTCCACACCATACAAGTAGTTGGTTATATCATAGTCGTTATCGAACTCGTATGCCTCATCACGAGGTACATGCATATTCAATTTGTCTAGCAAAAGAGAATCAAACTTTGTGTCGTAGAACAGATAGGAAAGTGTCGTATCTATATTGTACCCATGGTACACGGTTCCTGAAGGTTGTTGTATTAATCCAATGTTCTGTAATATTGAATCATCAATGGATGAATGTATTTTGGACATTATGTTCGGAGATGTCTCTCTGAATATAATGATATTACTATCATTTGTCTATACTATTGTTGATTGGTTATTCCTCTAATATATATTACATTGTGTCACGGGTCATGTCACGAGACGCCATACCACCACGAATCCAACCCTTGGATGCGGATTCCTCAACACTGAATGTGGGATTATTGACGCGTTCGCTGATGCTATCAATCAATGGTGTATTTGAATGATTGAGGTAGGTTCTCTCTGACAATTGGGTAACAGATTTACGATTTGTCTCTAGATCTCCCTGTTGGAGTCTCGACTCGGCGACGCTGTCGGCGGAACCGCGGCCCAAATAAGGGACGGTCAAGAATGGGCGTTGGAACAAGTCAATCTTGGATTTGGGATGGGTCTGCAAACTACCATGAAGAAGTTCAGAACTCTCGTTCACATTGCAACCTCCAGCACCTAAATGACCCCCCTTGTAGTTTACTGCGGGCTGACTCGTTGCGAACTGGATAGGTTTGGTCATCGCACAATCTTTCATAAAATAGTTTTGCAGGTTATAGTTACATGTCTGTACGTTCTGAATTGACCTCTGATCAGTATTGCATTGATCATCACCGATGCGCGATGCATTTGCAAATGGAGAAACGGTTTCCATAGATGTATATATGGGACTAATATTATTTTTTGCACATGGTACAAAAAATAACAGATTCAATAGGCGCCCTCTCATATTTATGGAAGAATATAGCGACTATCACTCGATGAACACATGAGTACATCACCGTCCTTACATGACGGCATATTTCCGTAACAATATTGTGCGAATGCATCTTGATTATTGGATACACGCGTATTAGGCGTCGAGTGGAACTGGCGCATGGAAGCGTCAAAGTCAAAGTTTTCGCCTAAAGACCCGAACAGCTTATCCTCAATGCCTGGGAAATCCTTATTGATATCTTTTACCATTTTCTTGGCATTATCATTGATGGATGCATACACCTTGTCCTGGTATGCGGGGGGAGCCGACTTTTTGTTGGGGTTGTCTACGATATCGGTGAGAAGAACATTGGATAGAGGGTTCGTGGATGTTGTCTTACTGAAATTAGTCTTGAGTGCATTAGTTAGTTCGGCGACATTGGAGATATGTTTCTCTCCGCGATTACCGTTACTACTAAATCCCTCTGTGCCACTGGGCTCTGTCTTGTCATCTGTAGATTCGTTATCGTTATCGTTATCGGAAACGGACTCAAACAATCGTCGCCCAGTTTTTGTATAATATGAGTGAATGAACACGATACCAATAACCGTGATGAGACCTGCGAACAGTGCGCGTATCGAACCCGCCATGCGATATCCTACAATAGCTAGCACAATGGCGAGACGAGTGATCGCATTCAGTTTATCGACGTAGGACATTGTGCGTCCAGGCCACATGTGTCTTATGTTATCTCTGCTTATCAGTATTCCTGGGCTACTTGTCCAAAATATCGACATGAGTCTGGTAGTTCTGTTTACTTATATACTACCCTCTTTTTTATTTTTTTGATTTATTCTTCTTCTTCTTCGATGATGTAGATGTGGATTGGGTTGCATCGGATTGTTGGGATAGAGGCACTCCACTATCCTCAAATAGATCCATTAGCTCATTATCAGTGAGTGGGGGCGGACCAGCTTCAATTGCCTGCTGCATCTTCTGTAAAGCAATCATCTCTTGAAGTTTCTTCTTCTCAATGCGTTGCTTCATCTGTGTGATCTGGTTCGTGCGCTTTACTTGTCCCTCAACTGCGTTCTGGTCGATCTTTTGACCAGGTCCACCACCCATTAATCCACCCATCATTCCTGCTAAGTCAGCCATGCCACCGCCACCACCACCGCCGTCGCCACCACCCATCATACTACTCACCATGCCAGCCATGCCCGCCATATCTGGCTGTCCAGTACCGCCACCCGTCATACCACTCATCATCTCTTGTATGTTTCCCATTCCAGGTACGTCCTTCATATTCTGTAAGATGTCTGTGGCCTCCTTCATCAGGTCTTGTTGCTGAAACTCACCCGACTTCATTTTTGCGTCCAGTTTGCCAGTCACGCTAGATATAAGGTTCATAAACTTTCCTGGGTCATTGAACATCTTTTTGAATACGTCGGTCACGTCTTCTGTTCCATCAAAATCACCCATGTCCAGACCATTTGCAGTCTCTTCAGCAATCTCCTGTGCGAGCTCACCCAATTTGCCACCCATGAGACCATCAATCTGAGCCTGTATGGCATTTGCGCCACTAGGTGGTCCACTCGGGTTTGAACTTCTGTCACTGGTATCATCAGAACCCTCTTCGGGACCAGACTTTGTAGCAGTAGAAGCGTCAGATTTGTTTAGGTCAAATACGTTCTGGATACTCTCAATCGTTTCTTGTAATTTGTTCTTGATGTTGTCCTCCGACATGCTGGCGAACATGCGCTTCATGTCCTCACTCATTGTATCGTTCTTCACTGTTCCCACGACAGACAATAGAACCATTTGTAGGTACTTCCAAATAGCGGTGTGTGTAGAATCACTGACATCGTCACAGTTCCATATGAACTTGAAACTGATCCCAGGTAGGAAATCAACATTGACTGTGGATTCTTCCGAAAAGATATCTTCACGTTGGTAAATGATGTCAGTGAATCGTGCAGGGTATACATTCATACAGTGTGCGAACAGATTCACTACTTGAGGGCTCGTGAAGGATTCGAACCCCCACCATTTCTTGATGACCATATCGTATTCTGGGAACGTGGTAGATATAGCAGAAATAAAATCTTTGATAAGTTTTGCAAACTCGTCAGGAATCTCTGGCATCGACGAACAAATCTCTGCATCGCCATCATCGTCACCCGAATCCAACTCTTCAACCCGTGAAATAACGTCGTCTGTATGTATAAGCTCGGTCTGTGCAACGTCTTCCAAGATGTCGTCAAGAGATGTCATGTTATCCATGAGCTGACCGATTTAGTTTAGATACTTGCATTATGCTTATACTCTTTCCATCACAGCAATTGATGATATGAACCATTAGGTCATATTATCATTCAACTCTTTCAGACCACCTATTACACCAGCGAACATTGTTCATGTACTACTAAACTATGGTGCAAAATACATATCGCATATCTTTTTCAGGTTCTGAAGATATTTCATGGTCTTTGCCTGGTTATCGGGGGACATGAGTTTGACGGGTTCACGCATACGATTGATCGCATTGACCACTTGGGAGGAGTTGTCCATGTTGGTAGTATCTGAACCATAGTCCTTCTCCATGAAAAATTCAAGTTCACCACGTTCAATCTCGCCTGCATATTTGGACGACACATATTCATTCCATATACCAATAATGAGCCGAGGGTTTGCTTTTCGCAACATGGTCATTGATTTACTCGCAGTCAATACATCAATATTATCAGGAAATACATTGACGATGTCTTGGATGAACTCCGCGAAATGGTCATTGAATGCCTTTTGTAATGTTTGTTTTGCTGGGTTCATATACCATACTTGTACGCATTAGTCTATATCCTTTATTCTGACAAACATGTATATGTCGCTGTCCCCTACCGCTTCTGTTGTTGTTGTTGTTGTTGTGACATTTGTCCCACATCGTTATCACGCATCTGCATGAGTTGTTCGACCGTGGTCGGCTTTTGTGCATGTCCTTTGTACTCGACCTCATCCGCGGGCGTCTGCATTTGCTGCCCCTCGTTGTCCAGACTCACATAGTTGTACATCTGTCGCATACCACCCGTCCCCTTTGTACTGAGTTCATCGGAGCCCATATCCAGGAAACTGAAATTATCAGACATGACGCCTAGACCTGATGACTCACCTGAGAATGAGAATGCGGACGGTTCCATGTTGTTGTTCGTGCTCTGTTTCACCGACTCCTGTACCTGGGGGCGAATATGCTTGTATATATCGTCGCCGTACAACACCTTGTAGTTCTCATTTAGTAGGAGCACGGCTGGGACGTTTTGAATATTCTCAGGCATGATGATTTTCTCACCATTGTCCATGATAATATAGGTCCGACCCGTCTTGGGGTCCTGAAGACGTTTATCGATGCATATAAAGTGAAGCGATGCTTGCATGTTATTTGTGGTCAAGAACCCCAATAACTTCTTGGAGTGTTCACAGTATTTACTATAGTACAATATGCTGTTACTGCTCATTGTACATGTCAATGCTCATTCATCTAAACCGTTTGATTTGTTTTTTGGATCATCATTTTTAGATGGATTGATTTGATTTGTGAGTATGGTAGATTCCTGAACAAAATTGACACATAGTTAATACATATTAAATAGGTAACCATATATAAGAGACAATGAAGGTATCCAACGTCGTAGAGAACAACAACGAGACAACGTTCGTGCTGAGCGACGTAGACAAAAGCATCGCAAATGCGCTCCGTCGCATCATGATGTCGGAGATCCGTTGCGTCGGTATGCGCACCACGACGCATGACAATTGTGATGTGAAGTTCACCGTAAATACTTGCCGATTTAACAACGAGATTCTCAAACAACGCTTGTCATGTGTTCCCGTCCATATCACGGACATGGATACACCCATTGACCAGCTTATCTTGGAATTGGACGTATGCAATAACACCGACGAATTCATGAATGTGACCACACAACACATCAAGATCCTGAACACAAGCACTAATAAATATCTGAGCGAAGATGACGTGCGTGAAATCTTCCCCCCGAATCCCCAGACAGGCCATTACATCATCATCTCGCGTCTGCGTCCTCGTCTAAGCGCCGATGTGAGTGGAGAACATGTCGCATTCACTTCTACTCTTTCCTTTGTAGATGCCACCGAAAACAGCATGTTTAATGTGGTATCAACTGCCTGCTATGGAAACACCCCTGATGCTGCGAATGTGGCAATGCAGCGCAAAATCAAAGAACAAGAGTTGAAGGACGAGGGGAGAACATCAGAAGATGTCCAGTTTGAACTCACTAACTGGGATTTACATGGTGCACAGCGTATCTACTTGCCAAATAGCTTTGATTTCACCGTGAAAACGGTAGGTGTGTTCACATGCAAGGAGATTCTTCAGCGTTCTTGTGACCGATTGATGGAGAGGATATCCAATCTACATACGTTGCTTGACACCGATTCAGTCGTTATTACGGAGACATCTAGCACGATTGCTAATGGATTTGACATCAAACTCCATGGCGAGGACTATACTATCGGTATGCTAATGCAGCACCTACTATATTCGTTGTATTATGAGAACGCAAAGACGATGACGTATTGTGCTGCAAAGAAGCTGCATCCACACGATGCATTCATCTTGGTCAAGATTGGATACACCGAAGAGACAGCGAGGGGGCGTGTGATTGAAAACCTGAAGGAGGCGCTACAACAGGGTAGTGACGTATTCCAACGTCTGCGTGAAATGTTCTAGTTGAAAATATTGAAGATCAACCAATGTATATGCGACAATGCATAGACATAGTCACATATATTATTGTTTTTTTTAGGATTTATGTTGTGATGATATATGGCATATATGCCATATATCATATTATCATATTACAGTTCATGTCTTTCTATTTTACCACAAACATGGTATTGAACAGTAGAGGCGTATCCAGTTCCTTCACATACTGTTCCACATCTGTGGAATGAATACTGCGTCGTCTGTTGTTGTTGTTGTTGTAGAGTTGCTTGTATATTTCATGAATCTTGTACATATGTGTGCGGAAATTAGCAGGATACTCCTTCAGTGGTTTGGTCTTAGAGATATAACAATCGCGATATAATGCGTGCATACAATGTGTATAGTCTTGTAGCAAGTGCGTGTATTCGTTGAATAACTCGAACTGTTCGGGGTAGTAATGTAGGTATTCATGCACCCGATCCTGCTTATATAAAACCAAATACAGGAACCGCATGTCGGCGAAGTTTCCACGCAACTCCTTCACGAAATTGTACTCTTCTGGTACGATCTTCGTCCGCAAGTTCGTTATCGGGCAGCGCAATACGTATCCTTTTGTCAGGGTTCCATCTGACGAATGTCCGCTGACCCTTTTCTCAAGATTCTCATAGCTGTCCAGCATGAACAACTGGGGATACTTGACAGACGATCCATCAAATGCTGGCATGTTCATGTAGGTTGAACGATTTACCACATTAATAGTGTATTTATTTGTATCGGTTTCGTCGTCATCAACATTTATGGGAGGAGCGTTTTCGTCGTCATCAGTCGTCGGTATCGTCTCTGGGACGGTTTCCGTTTCCATATGTAACACATCGGTCAGATACAGCTCAGGTTCGTTCACGTAAGACACTATTCTGTTTTCGGGGTGGCGCAACACAAAACTGTAGCAGAACGTCTTGTCTAGTTTCTCTACCACGATATTTGATGCCTCAAACGTTTCCCAGAACATGTCGGCAAAGTTTCGCTGCACATTATGATTCGTGTAGCGGTAAAAATGGTTATGTGCACCCAGACTCTTCCGTGTTGCGATGCGCCATCCACCTCCGACGACGTCCTTGTCGGGGGTATGATCCTGTGGTGTGCGTTCGTCCCAAAACAGGTTTATCATTGTCCCATCTATGAACTCTTCTGTAATGAGATTACTTAGGTTGGGAAGTTTCTCTTTGAACCCATCATAACTCATCGACTTAGTAGGTGCAATACATACAACCTTGGAACTCGCATTAAAAATAACAGACCGAAATAATCCAATACTATTCAATGTATTATTGTTTGCCCTGTCCTTCTTGTACGTGACTACGCGGTATGAACCTTTATCCTCGGGACACCTAAACACGTTTACCTTTTTCAACCATTGGTCATTATCGTTGTTCTTTAGCATCGCCTCGTGCAGCAAATAAGGTGGTGCATTGTATGCAGAAGATGTATCCTTTGAGTTCATGGTATCTGATAACCTAATAGGTCTATTTCTCTCTATACCTATTGATATGACTTGAATGGTGGTCGAATATGTATTCTTGTTGTTGGTGTCACATATAAGTAAATGAGTACAGGCGCTGCATATTATATCTGTAGTAAATATAGGAATGGCTGACACCACCAATATAACAACTACAGCGTCCACTGCATCATCGGGAACTACTAGATCCGCGCAGTTGAAACTATCCGATGTAGTTCGGTTCGTGGCTCCAGAAAACGAGCTATTCCATAACCAGATTTTCTTCATTGATTACATCGATGTTGATATAATAGTTGTGGTGAATATTGACACCATGACCACACTCAAACTGAGGATACATGAGAATGGTGTATTAGGAGACGGGACAATTACAGAGGTTATTGTGCTGTCTAGAGAGAAACTAGAGGGATATGCGCGCCAACATGGACTTCTCCCTGGGAAGTGGATTGACGTATACTTTGACGGTGATACGCCATCGGTGCTCACAGGCGAGATCACAAACATTGAGTCAGACATGATCGAGGTGCGCGTATACTCGGAGTCAGATTCTGAACCAGAGTACCTGTACTTCAATTTTGAATACAAGGGACTCCCTCAAGACGTTCATATAAACCGTATTGAATTGCGAACGGAGCCATCAGTAACCATACCAGAAGACAGTGCTGCTATGCTACTGAATACTATGATTGCCGAAGAGGGTGAAGAGGAGCAAAAGAACGGTGAAGAAGACCAAGAAAACCAAGAAGGCGAAGAAGGCGAAGAAGGCGAAGAAGGCGAAGAAGGCGAAGATCAGTATAATGACGATCATGCGAGCGACAGCGATATGGAGGACGGCGAAATCCGCGACGACGCCGAGCGCGAAAGACGTCACCGAAACCGTGCCGATAAGACGATGGCTTTGGATAAAGGTGAAAGCGAGGAGAAGGATGGTGAGAATAAGTCCAGTGCTCCAGCGAGAAATAAGGCCAAAATGCGTGAGTATATCGTGTTGGCCTCTGAGCGCAAAATAGGAGCGCCGCTAGACGAGGTCAAGACGAGAAGAACTGTAGATAAATCAAAGGAACGGTACACGCTCGCGGCACAGGCCGACGATCTTTTGGACGACCTCGTCATGAAGCAGGAGAAGGGTGCACGCACCTTTAGAAGCGCCAATGACCTTGTGACCGAGGTTGAACGGTTCAAACAATTACGTGAGACGTTCTCTCTGATGGACAAGTACTTCAATGTGACAGGATCAAAATTAAACACTGCTGACTGGAAGCCACTTGTCGATGACATTGTGCACATGCGTCACAACTTGTTGTGGGTGGTACCTGTCACGAAGAACGTGAAGACCCTTTATGATGTACCTGTGCCCGATGATGAGGACATCGAGGACGTGCGCAGCATGGATATAATGACCGAAATCAATGTGGATATTCCTGGAATCGTGGAGGCCTACATGCGCGGTGCGCACAACGACTCGGTCAATAAGTATCGTCAGTATCTGACGGGGATGGCCAGTACGTTCTCACCCTTTGGAGAACCTGACGTGGAGGACCACAAGATCATTGGATCGGTCGTGGCACAGACGAAGCAGTTCACATTGGTGAACAACCTGGGAAACTTTAGGTCGTCCTGCTTCTCGGGAACGGAGCTCACGACGACCCGCATGGTACATCAACAGTATGTTGAACCACATCTAATACCTGTTACAAGGGACCCTAATATGAACAAGGTAGAGAGAACTCATATGATTGCTGCCGACACGGGGGACGTCATGGCGATCCGTTCTATCATGACACTACCCTACTCCATCGTCCGCTTCTCTGCAACGGGGCGCACAGCATCAACCATCGCAGATAAGTGTCGCGGCGCACAGATGTACTCAAACTACTTCAAGACATTGGGACGAAAGACAAAGGTGCACACTGTTATGATGGATGATACCTCATCTGCTTCGTCTGTGCCAGGACTGAGTCTGTACAACAGGGCCACTTACAACAACTTCACCAACTACCAGATGAGCGCAGAACTCCATGGATCTGGATTTGAGAAGTATGTGGATACCATTGTGCCGACGACGAGACAACTAATTGATACCGTGTCCGACGACGCGTCAGGTAAGATGTGTTTCCATGATTTTGTTTCCTTACTAGAACCATACAGTGTGTATTCGAATGATCTCACCTATTCAGATTACTCCACTGTCCAATCCCTTGTTGATCGCAATATCAGTCAGTTCGTGAATGTGAAGCAGAACGGTTTGAAGATGTATAGTCGCATGAAGACTATGCCACACTCCAATCAGTTCTCATCGACATCACTGACCAGTATGGCATCTGAAGTGTTGAACACCATACTCATGGACAAATATAACAAGATGGGATTGAACTACTCTAGTAGCGAGATGTTGTCCAAGATGATTCATTTGGACTATGGACGTCTGCTCACCGACATGATGTCGCGCAGTTCGGTACTCATTCTTGTACATGCTAATATTGATAAGATGATGGATACATTGCAGGACACAGGCAGTGAAGGTGAAAGTAGTGGTAAAAAAGGCACAAAAACCTCGGGAGAGGAGAATGAGTCGTCACCCACCTGTAGTCTAATTGTGATGGCAAAGCAGTACTTCTCCCAAGCTGAGATGGAGCGCGACAACAAGACGATGATTTTTTTTGACAATCGTTACGACGATACGAATTATAGCATGTTGGTGAAACCGAAGGAACCGTTCACTAACACGGTGGAGAAGTTCGATGCCGAACGCACACAGATGACCGCTGAGGATTTTCACGCATTTATCCACAAGAAGGTGCGTGGTGTGCGCTCTAACACGGTATCCGATTCTGAGATAGACCATTTGACAGATACGCTCATCACGGGCAAGCGCCGCGTGCGCGACGGCGACTACGCGCTGTTACAGTCCGACGGCGAGCCCAGCTACTTCAAGCGTGTGGGAGACGTGTGGAAGCTGGATGAAGCGATGAATGACCGCCTGGTCACGGACAATACGGCTCTCAATTGCAACCTGGAACCAGGGTGCGTGTATGTAGATGACAACGCGGGACAACAATGTTCACCCGCAAGCGATGTCAAGAAATCATTGCACGCCAACATATTGAAAGAGATTGTGGGTCGGTTCGATGAGCGGTATGCGATCACGATGGAGGAGTTACTGGACTACTTGATTGCACGCATTGAACGCAGTGACTACCTCATTGACCTGTTGAAGGCGAGACGTGTGCGTGAGATCTGTAAATACGACTTGCAGCAGTACACGATTGGTGCCGAACTGGCATCGAGTGGTATATTGTCGTCCGAAATGGATGCCGTCTCCCCACACATGGACCTCAAGCAGCGCATCTTGGCGCAGAAGGATCTGGGGAAGAAGTACAGCGATCTTCTCTACTTCATCACACATTACACCGAGGAATGTATTGATGGTGGCGACGGTGGAGAGAACGCTGAGCGCTGGCGCTACTGCAAGACCACCAAGAAACGATTTCTACCAGTGTTCATGCACGAGCTAGCGGTCGCATGGGCGGAGGACGGTGGCGATTATGATCGTGTGTCATACCGTAGCACATTACAGCGTCTCATTCGCGAGATCGGTGCGGAGAGCGACGACGGTGCATCATGGGTGGATAAATATAGCGGCGAAGTGATTGTCAAGAAGGATTTTGACACCGAGGAGGGATACGGCGACAACGGTCGCAAGAGCGTAAGCCGCTCTATCGGCGAGGAGGATTTGGAGACACGATATATGAACGACATGCGCAAGGCACATGCTACGGTGGTGAAATACTCCACACCTGAGACAAAGATCATGTATCGCGTAGTCACCGCATTGGCGGGGTTCATGAGCATCAGTCTGAGCACGCAAACGGAGTTCATCATCAAGATCGCATCAGCCACGCTCATGACGCCAGGGGTATTGCCATCCGAAGCCGACCACCAACGGGCCTCGGCCGCCAAGGCGACCGAGGGCAAGAAGACGCGTACGTATGAGAACGTATATCACGAGACCATCATGTACCTCACCTTGGCTGCGGTGCTCATCGGTATTCAGACCTCGGTACCGTCGGTGGCCACGAAGAAGACGTTCCCTGGGTGCATTCGGTCCTTCTCAGGCTATCCCTTCGATGGCGATGGTGACACTACTGGTCTCGCTTACCTCGCGTGTGTGGCGCGCAAGGGTACGGCGTCTAGTGGTGTATGGAGTGTGCTGCGCCGTAAATCGCCCGAGAACATCATGCAGATGATCAAGAAGTTTACCGATACGTATTACCTCACGAATCTGGACGTGAAGGCCAAGATACAAGAGAAGATTGACTATTTGATAACCAATCCAGACGACACGATGCCCGCTGAGAACCGCGTGGAGCACTGGACGACTTTCTTGCCCCCACTCACAGTGGTTCGTCAGCCCCGCTTAGAACCCGTGGTCAGTGGATACAGAGACCTGCTCATCTCGGACATCAAGATGGGGAGCATGGACCAATGGGCCAAACTGAACGTATTGCAGGGCAAGATTGTACAGTTCGCTCTGTCTGTGCAGGTTGGTGTCCAACAGATTATCAATGAGGTGAAGGGACATCGTGTGGGCGGAGATGAGCTATTTATTGATGAGTTCGGAGCTGGTGTGTCGGAGAAACAGAGCATGGGGACAACGCAACTCCAATACTTCTCTCATTTAAATGGCGACATTCCTCGTAATGAAATTATCGTTCGCTCATTGGAAGGTGTTGTATCGGATGTGAATCGCCTGTCCAAGGCGCTCCAGATTTTCTGCGGTATCAATGACAAAGTTCCTCGCGCGCCTCTGCGCAACGACTACAGTGAGGAGACGATTTATCGCGCATTCATCTCTATTTGTCGTTTCAATCGTCAGACGATATTGGATCCTGACCTGTTAGCGATCTGTTCGGGCAAGCCTGAGAACTTCTCTGCGTCAGATACCATTTCAGAGAAGATCCGTAAGCTGAAAGATGACGGCAAGGTGTATGATGGTCCGTATCTGGAGAAACTTCTACGAACGAATGGATTGAAGCACAGAGTCGATGTGCAATATGACGCAGAAGTGATCACACAGGTACAGCATCTGCGCAATGTGATGGAGCAGTGTCGTGCCAAAGATACATTTAGCAATACAGGTTCCGATTTGGGTGAGCTCATGCGGCACCTAGATATCGTCCTGGACACCTTTAATTACGATACATATAAATCGTCTCCCACCGTTCGCGCGCTGCGCAACTTCTTATCGGGGCGGAGTGACCGCATGCGAACGCAGATCACAGAGTTTATTAGCGACCACGTATCCATGTCGCCGTCGCAGACGAAATCAATGAACACCTTCTTACGTAACCTGTCCTCATGGGAGGAGGATGAGGGTGGTGACACAAAGGCTGGACACATGCAGAGCAGTCCCTACTACAACCTGTTCGCCTTTATCAATACGTATATTCGCAATCTTACCACAGTGTTCCCTGACATGATTCAACACAAGGTTGATCATCAGACCACACTCACCTATGCTACGGCAAAGCGTCTGTCTTTATCGCGCAACGCCGTGGATGCGATTAACTCCAATGTGTTATCGGATTACCATGCACTGGAGACGTTCTATACCGAACCGAGCATCGATAATGTATTGACTTCTATTCAGAACAAGTGTGACACGATCCGACAGATGGCGGAACACACGCCCTACTTCACCGAGATCCCGACGAACGGTGCGACCATCGTGTCTGTGTTGGATAAGACGACTTGTCGTATGTTATTTGAGTATTACATGCTCGCAACGATGCATTCCTATGTGGAACTGGCTCAGGACGAGAAGATGTTGAATATAGATGGTGGAGAGACGGAATACAGCGCCGACGATCTGCGCCGCCGCGCCGATAGCGGGCTTCCGTCTATTGATCCAGGAGTGTATATGAGCGATATGAAGAAGATGCAGTCCACGACTGCGCGACTGTTGTTCCAATACGTGCGTGTGATGCAAAACCATAAGGATGCTGTACAACCTGCGTATCTTTCCATCATGGATACCAATTTTAAGATCAGAGAAGGAGAGAAGGAGCGTATCACCTGGAAGCTGGAACACATGACAGACGAGGAACGCGATTTGGACAATATCATGAAGATAAATAAGCAGGGTGTATGGGGCAAGGGGTTACAAAAGGGATTGACTATGCACGTGATAGAGTCGTACGACGACGAGCGAGAGTTTGCCGATAAAATGCAGGAGATTGAGCGGGATATCCGCTCCACCAAATCGGGCGTCGTTGATGAGAACTTGGAACAGTTCAAGGATGATTATTTAGCCGACTTGGATCGGGAAGTGGACGAGGGAGAGGAGTTCAATATATCACGGTTCCGCGGCGACGACGCCGATGGTGACCCGTATGGCGAGGAGAACGACGACGAGGACGAATGAGCTAGTTATAGTTGTCGTAGTAGTCCTGATTCGCGGTTTTTTATCGGCGTAGAGTATAGCTATAGTATCGTCGTCGCCCACAAATGAACCATCGCGAGATTATAAAGAATCCTACTTACTCTGCCATCTTCTTGTTCTCGGGTCTATTCCTAATAATCATCTATGGTGCGCCCCATCTCATGTTCGAAGACGATGGTAGCATCCGTCAGTTCGGTATAGGCTTTAGAAAAAAGACAATCGTTCCATTATGGCTACTCTCCATCATTTTGGGTATCCTGTGCTACATGTTTGTGCAGTTCTACTGCTTGAAACCGTTTCTATGATTACAAAGAACGAACAATAAAGAAGGTGAACGGATAAATATGTAAAAAAGAATCACGAGGTACATTATAATTACATACCTGTTACAAAATGAGTTGTTTATTCAACAGTATGAGCTATTTTCTTCCCATATCAAGTGGGCAAATTCGTTCCGAGATTTGCGACTACCTCGCAGCCAATCGGACACTTATTGATGGCATTGAGACTCGTCTAATCCTGGACATGGACGGTGGTACCGACTACGTGACCAAAATGCGAAGCACTAGTACCTGGGGTGGTGGTATTGAGATCCAAGCCGCATGCAACATATGGAAGACACGGATCGTGGTGCGCAATATGTGCAGAGCACCGCTGTCCAACATCGAGTTTGTGCCCGCCACGACCGCTCCAGATAAGACCATGGAGTTCGAATGGACAGGAGGACACTATGAGCCCGTGCGCAAATAGTCGTATTGTAAAACATAACACGTGATCGTGTTATGTTTGTATTGTTGTGTATATGGTTGGATTATTATCCGAACGAACTAACTGGTATATGTCACTGCTTCCTTCTTCTTGTTGGACGCCTCAATGGCGTCTTGTTTCTTGTTGAACTTGTCAGTACGTTCGCGGATATCTGCCACAGATGTTCCGCATGTCAGTTCGGCCATGTTCGTCTTCACGACCGTAATTAGTAGAACCATGGTATAGATATACCAGCACGCCTCGCCGATATTGTCTTTTAGAACCACGTTCTCCAACAGTTTCGTCTTCAGTTCCGTTTGTGAGGACGGGTCCTTGTACTCGTCTTTCATGATGGGTGTGAGCATGTTCCAAAAGTCAATGAAGTTGGATGGAGTTATCTGGTTCACCATGAGACTGGTGTTCCCAACGATTTTGAGAACTGCATCTGATGCCAGCATGAGTTTGGTCTTCGTTTCATCCTCGCTTTCACCAGGGGCAGAATCGTCTGCGGATAGTTCGTTTATCTTGGCATCGGTGTCGCTGGACCCTAAGAGAGTTACTAGAATGTCGTTGGAGGAGTTGGCCACCGCGTAGTAGCCGAACACATTGGAGAACGCTCCTTTGAATCCTGGAAATACGATGAGTGAGATCATCACACTTCCCATGATGATGAACCATGGGATAAACGTGGCACTGAAAACGGTGCCGAAGTTTTTCAAAAACGATCCTTGGCATTTGGCTTGGTATCCTATCGTGTTGAACACGACCTGGATAATAATGATCAATACCAATAGAATACCCGTGGCCGTATAGGTGTTCGTCATGATCTTCCCAAACTTCTCTGGGTCTTCAAGTGAATCCAGTTTGATCACTGGTTTGATGAACATGAAGTATAAAGTGTACAGTATTAAGGTAAACATGATAGCTGTTGTGCTATTGTCGGTGCTCTTTTCAGTCGTTCCCGATTTTTCTGCCATGACTGATTAGGAGAAGGAGGGTGTGTCTAATTTACAAGGATATAATAAAAGGAGGGTGTACTACCCAATATGGACATGGATATGTACGCAGACGTCGGTGGCGCACCCAGACTGGTCGAGCCAGGTATGCGGTACTTCTTAGGCGAGACGCTGGACAACTGTGCCAAGTTCAAAAAGAAGTATTACAACGATATGATGAACTGGACGATCGCTACGGTAATTGTGTCATGTATTTCCGCGTTCCTGTATTACAAGTACAAGGGTAAGCCCACCCCGTCGCAGAAAATGCTAAAGGAGCGGGAAAAACAACACTACATTCTCTCGCGGATCCAGAATTACCAGGAAGATAAGAAGCGTCAGACCCATGCGAACATAACGGGTCTTCCTTCCTGGGAGAACGAGTATGATGCGGTGTAAAAAAATAATTACGTACTACATATACAGTATTACAGCCTGAATCATGGCTTCTTCATCGGCATCGGCATCAGCATCAGCAGCATCATTATCAGCAGCATCAGTAGCATCAGTAGCATCAGCATCGTCAGGAGAACCAGAGCCTGTCATCACGTCTCAACAGAAGTACACAGATGCACTACACAGATACTATAAGTACAAATCCAAATATGAACAAGGTATCTCCGCCAAGAAGGCAACGATTAAGAAGACACCCGTTTCGGTGAAGGAGAAACGAGCGATGTTTCACAAGTTTGTCCCTGCATGCGTGAGTTGTGGTCGGAACGTGGGGTCCACATTCGCCACTGTCGCTACCCAGTCAGACGTTACACATACAGCCAAATGTGGGGACACTAAAAACCCGTGCCAACTAGATATGGAGTTGAAAAGTGACCACGCGTTTGATATTCGTAAGGATCGTGCGGAAGAGATAGAAACCATCAATGTCTATGGAGAGCAGATCATTAAGTTGACCAACGATGGTATGTTCGGATATATCACGTCGGATGAGGTGTATGACCGCCATGAGGCGTACGAACAGGAACGAGTCCAACTGGACGCAATTCGCAAGAAGCTGAAGGAGAACCATGGTTTTATGGGCGAACTGGACGCCACGTATGCGTTGGTTGCCGACAACAAGAATAAGCAACGAAAGCTACACGAAAGGAACGACCTACTCAATGAGCATGTGGCGATCATCAAGGCTGGTGTCATTGAGTACACACGTACAGGCAACCGTCAGATGCTCCGCGACAACGTACATCTGTATGTGAATGAGATGCGTGCTAATATCGATATGATAAACCACAACAAGTATGCACACATGGATGTGGAGTATATACCGAAGTTGAAGGAGTACGTGTTGCGTCAAGACATTGCAGCACCAAGTAGTTGGTTATTGGACGACATGGATCCAGAGGTGACACGGTTCTTCATCGGTAAGAAACTTACTTACCCCGTCAATAACAATAAGGGTGATAAAGGGGCTAGAAACACGGAACTCGCGCCGTCCGCGATCCCTCGTATAGATTCGGAAACCGAGTTCGATACGCCCAACTCCAACTCCAGTTCGTATCATCCCAACTCCAGTTCGTATCATCCCATCTCGTCGGAAAACCTCAACGCTCCCAACTCCAACTCCAGTTCGTATCATCCCGCATCGTCTGGAAGTATCGTCACGCCTCCCTATCCATCGTCTGGAAATACATACATACCCCAAACCCCACCCTATACCCCCCCACCCTATACATCGTCCTCCAACGACGACGACGACGACGACGACGACGACGACGACGAAGACGATGAAGAAGACCTCCCGCGCCTGAATATCGGATCTCTCATTGATTCGTCTTCAGACGACGGTGCTGTGCCGCCTCCACCACCACCACTCGATGAAATGAGTACTAGTAGCAGTAGCGGTGTCGCCCCCCCACCACCCCCGTCCGATCAGATAGATTCAAGTAGTTCAAAATAGCCGATCATCCATATTCAGAACCTGTCAAGAATCACAATAAAATGTGGCGATATAGTAGAGTGAATATATAACCATACAATGAGTGAAAATCTCCCCCCCCCCAACGAATTTTACAATGGCTCGGTCTCCGATTGATAAATATGAACCCTCCGCAAAGAAGCCGGAAAATGAAGAATCTCCGCGAAGTGTAACGGCTACCGCGTCACCGACACCGCAAACAATTTCACCAGAAGCAGAGAACAAGGGCCAGAAGGGGGTATACATAAATATTACAGGTGATTTGAGGAATGCTAGAGGTGTAAGCCAAGCCGCCAAAATACAAAGAGATAAGCTTGCTAGGGAAATTGCTGATAAGAAAAAGTTTGGACATATGGAAAATATAGGACTTACATTCGGTGGTCGTCGTCGGAGACCTGGTCACAAGACCACGCGACGAAGAAGACGTGTTGTGCATTCTAGAAAGTCTAGAAAACCCAGAAAGTATATGAAGTCCAGAAAACCTAGGAAGTCCAGAAAATCCAGGCGTGTCAAAAGATAGACACACAGTCTCAAGATCAATACATAGAAGCGCATACCGCGTCTATGTATTTAGGTGTTGTTGTTCATCGGTGTATAACTAAGCCATGAACGATATCCCACAGTTACCCGATACGAAATGCAGTATGTTGTACTTCTCCTCAAAGATTGTCAGGTCATAATTGTAGTCGTATATCTGCCACGTGGGTTTATTTATTGCAACGAGTGCGCCCGTGTTTGGATCACATATTGCCAATGTCTGTGCGTTAGGATCTAGGGGCGGTGCGATAGTGATAATCTCAATCTCAATGGTCTCAAACGATGAGAAGTTCGCTGCACCACTAGGCTGTGTCGTATGTGGCGCATCGTTCAGTGAAAAATTATAGCAGTAGAGTCCATTCTCTGCGTTCCCTGCGTTACGTGCATACTTCTCTGCGTACTCAAAAACCACTGCAGGTTGAATATTCTCACGATAGTTCCCGTCAAATAGGATCGCCATGCTTTCCATGATATCCCGCGTGTTAGCGATCTTGTAGTCACCTGTCACGTACCAACCAGTCTGTTTCCCATTGGCGTTCACTCCTGGACCGACATACAGTTCGTCTATGACACCGTTAGGATGCATACGGATAATCGGATGCGTGATGGGTGTGTATTCAGCGATCGTCGTGGTCGGTGCGGGAGTGATATCGTATGGCATATAGTTGTAAGGCCAGTTACCGCGATTAGACCACTCATTGCGCATATGGACGTCATTACGACGAAACGAGAGCATGAATCCTGTTGTTAATCCATGAGTCTCCAGTTCAAACTTTTTTGTCCCTGCAACATTTTTCATGGTATGTTCGCGTACCTGCTTGATCAGATATTTCTGTTCCTTGGTCGCAAACAGACGCTGTTCGTCCTTTGACAGGAAACCGTATGTACAGAGAAGATGAACGTCCGCATTCCATCCTGTGCGACGGTCGTCATACGATTCCAGTTCTAACGCTACGTCGGGTGGTGTTTGAAGGAATCGGTAGAATTGCATATATTGTAGATTGAAGTTGGGTGCGATGTACGGGTAGTTATTCTCACTGTCTAGTACGTCGCGGATTTTAAACAGCTGTTGAATGGGACGAAATGTCACATGCACGTGCATTTCGTTGTATTGTAGACTTACTAAAGGCACCGCGCTCTGTGTTTTCTGACAGAACCATGCGTTGAGGGGGATGAGCAGCTGGCGACCACGGATGGAGGGCTCAGCGCCGTTCTGCGACTCCGTATAAAACGCGTTGGGATACACATTGACTCTGGATCCCGAATTGGCTGGGTCGTTGTTCTCGGGTATGTGTCCCGACATTTTGTAGAATAGTTCGCGTTTGTCGGCAGGGAGGTCGCGCTGCACCATGGCCAATAGGTATTCGCCGCTGTACTCCTGGATCGTGAAGTTACCACAGGTGATGGATATGTTTGCGATCATCATGGCGCCTATGTGGTCAATCCATTTGAACTCGTAGGGTATCCATGCACCCGTATTAGTCGCGGGATCAATATCGTTCGTTTTAGGAGGCATGATGGGTGACCAGATATTGGGCAGGGTGACAGATACGCATGCGTCCATGAGCAGGTCGGCGTATCGTGGAATCTTAAAAGACATCTTCGTCTCTTCGCTCATACGGAGGGTTCGTACGCCATCAAAGTCGACTCGGAACCGCTGTAAAGCGAAATTGGTATATTTGCTGTATGCCACTTTGAAAAATGTTTTGCTTGGATTTCCCGTTAGGATCACGTCTTTGTCTCCATGTTTTGATATTTGCATGAGACCTCCTGGCATGATCTGATTTGTCTTACTGTACTCATACATATAATATTTAAGCCGTTGCAAAAATAACCCCTTGAGCTAAGTGTTATTACACTGACGAACAATCAAAAATAAGATATTTCAAATGTTCATGGGAACATACCTTTGGTCGGACGAAGATCAAATAAAAAATGTCTCGGTACCGTAGACAGGTAAGTAAATCCAACTGACTACAATATGAGTGATGCATCAACACCAATATTACCAAAAGACGCTGGAGCCGCCGCATTTAACTCAGTGAAGGACGGAATCAAGAACATGAAAAAACAGTACATCGTCGGTATGCTCATATTTGTGATGGGTCTCGTCTGTGTATGGCTTATTTGGTTTTTTCACAAAATGAGTGTGATGGAGGAAACCACATGTAAAGAGTTCAACTCGCTATACGGAACTGTGAATGGTAAAATAAGTTCGTTGTTATCAGCATTAAGCATAGACTCAAAATACCTGTTCTATGACTACTATATTAAGACAGCATACAACTGTTGTAGTACAGGTGACTACAAGAATGGAGTTGTATCCACCTGTGCGTTAAAGAGTCTATTGAAGCAGGGTGTTCGTGGATTAGACTTTGCGATCTACTCCGAGGGCGACGAACCTGTTGTCGCCACGTCGACGGTGGATAACCGTTATGTGAAGGAGACGCTTAATAGTACAAAGTTTAGTGACGTTATGACGATTTTGACAAGCTATGCCTTTTCGGCGGGATCGGTTCCAAATCCAGATGATCCTATCGTGATTCATATCCGATTCAAGAGTGAGAATATTCCCATGTACAATAACCTCGCGAAGATATTTAAGGGGCATACTAGCCGACTACTCGATACCGACAAATACGGTAACGAAAACAAATTCAAGAACCTGGGCAAGGTACCGATCCAGCTCTTGATGGGTAAGATAGTGGTAATTGTCAATAACAATAACAGAACATTTGCTGATGTCCCTTCTCTGTACAAGTATATCAATATGACGAGTGGATCCATCTTCATGCGTCAATTGTCCGTGAACGAGGTAGTGAACAATCCCAACACAGTGGAGCTAACGCAGTACAACAAACGAAATATGACTATTTGTATTCCCAACGAGAAAGAGCTATCTCCTCCTAATCCCAGTTCCGTTCTCTGTAGGAACCTGGGAATCCAGATGGTTGCCGTGCGCTACCAAACTAGCGATGTCAATCTTGAAGAGCAGACGTACTACTTCAACGCCGAGAACCACGCGTTCGTGCTAAAACCTGCCAAGTTTAGATACATACAGAAGTGTATCCCTATTCCCAAGAAGCAGAACAAGGCGTTATCCTTTGCGCCCAAGAAAATGGATGGTCCTCCAGGAACCAAGTTCGCCATCTAGGGTTCCTGTATCACTGTTTCTCTCTACACTTCAAATATATCATCTCTTATCAACTATTCTTTTCTTTTCGGCGTACACTGTATACTATACACCGAATAGACCCATTATCAATGAAGTTTCGGCATCCCAGTTGCGATTCAAAAATGTCGTTCCAGGAGTGCGAGATGGCGATCCTGCGCACGGCCGTAGACAAGGCGGACGAGATCCAGTCCAAGCGCGTAGTGAACTCCGTCGATGTCCAGAAGATGATTTCTATTGTAGAACAGTTTCTGCGCCGAAAGAAGCTCATATGCTACGGCGGCACCGCCATCAACGCACTATTACCGCACCAGGACAAGTTTTATAACAAGGATACCGATTTAGCAGACTATGATTTTTTCAGCAAGAACCCTGTGAAGGATGCAAAGGATTTGGCGGACGTATTCTTTAAGGCGGGGTTCGATGAGGTTGAGGCGAAGTCAGGACAGCATCACGGTACGTACAAGGTATTCGTCAATTTCATCGGTATGGCGGACATCACATATCTACACAAAGACATATTTGATACGCTTCAGAAGGACGCCCGCAAGATCGGAGGCATCCTCTACACGCCACCCAACTACCTGCGTATGTCCATGTACCTCGAACTCTCGCGCCCCGAGGGAGACGTTAGTCGGTGGGAGAAGGTGTTAAAACGTATCTCTCTACTGAACAAACATCATCCTCTCAAGAAGATGAATTGTGACAAGGCGGACTTCCAGCGCGAACTATCACCTGCCACACAGGAGTTGATTAATAATAACAAATTGTATGCTACAGTGAGAGACACACTCATTGATGAGGGAGTAGTGTTCTTCGGAGGGTTCGCCATGTCCACATATTTGAAGTATATGCCCGCACACGTGAAGAAGACGATGGGGAACACACCCGATTTTGATGTCTTCTCCGAGGACGCTAAGATGACAGCGACTATTCTTAAGGAACGATTGGAGGACGAGGGGGTCGTGGGAGTGAAGGTGTGTCGTAAAGATGGTGTTGGCGAGGTTGTGTCACCACATTACCAGGTCATTGTGAACAATCTGGACACTGTTGCATTCATTTACGAGCCCATGGCGTGCCACAACTACAACAAGATTCGCATTGACGGATCTACTGTGCGTGTCGCCACGATTGATACCATGCTCAGCCTATATCTTGCATTTTTGTACTCCAAGAGAGAGTACTACAACCTAGATCGCCTACTATGTATGGCCAAGTTCCTGTATGAAGTACAAGAGAAGAACCGACTTAACCAGAAGGGTGTTCTGAAACGGTTTAGCATAAACTGTTATGGGCGTCAGGAGACAAGGGAGGGCATGCGTGCAGAGAAGGCGGAGATATACGAAAAACTGAAGTCAGATAAGTCGTCGAAAGAGTACGAAGAATGGTTCTTGAAATATCGTCCCGACGATACAGAGTCCGATGAGATGGCCAACGATAAGCATACGACCAAGAAAAGGATTAAGACAAGGAAGAAGAGCACTACGACTACGACTAAGAAACATACACGAAAGAACAAGAAGACGAAACCAACAAGGAGTCATACAAAGAGGAAGAAGAACACGACAGAGAGAAAGGATCGTGTGGCTCATTACTTGAAGAAGTTAATGGGGCGCAATAAATAGGAACATGACATTACAATCTCATCTACGAATCATATATGTAGCTGAGTTTAATATATAGAAATATCTTGTTGTACTCACATATAATGGCACCAAATAAAAAGGGCAATGGAAAGAAGAACGGACAGACAAAGGTAGATAAGAATAACAAACAGATTCATACTGCTCCCATCCAACGCGGTCCCAATGATCATATGCCGTTTGTGAGTATTTGTACACCTACTTTCAATCGTCGCCCCTTTTGGCCTATGGCGATCAAGTGCTTTGAAGAATACGACTATCCTAAGGACCGCATGGAGTGGATCATTCTTGATGATGGATCCGACAAGATTGAGGACCTGGTCAGTCACATCCCCCAAGTCAAGTACTTCAAGTACGACAAACAGATGATTCTGGGCAAGAAGCGAAACCTCATGCACGAAAAGACGAAGGGTGATATCATCATCTACCAGGACGACGATGATTATTACCCCCCTGAACGTGTTCCACATGCTGTCCAGACATTGACCGATAACCCGAAAGCGTTGTGTGCGGGCGCCAGTGTCATTTTTGTGTATTTCAAGCACATTCAGCAAATGTACCGTTTCGGTCCCTATGGTCCGAACCACGCGACTGCAGGCACCTTTGCATTTCGTCGAGAGCTATTGAAGCAGACGAAGTATGATGATTTCAAGGCGCTCGCAGAAGAGAAGGATTTCTTGAAAGGATACACTATCCCGTTCGTACAGATGGATCCATTAAAAACGATTTTGGTATTTTCCCACGACCATAACACGATTGATAAACGAGATCTTCTTGTGAACGCTCCTAACCCCACATGCAAACCCGACATGAATGTGAAGGTAGAAGATTTTGTGAAGAGTAAACCTGCTTATCAGTTTTTCATGAAGGACATTGATGGACTTCTCGCTGACTACAGTCCAGGTGACGTGAAACACAAGGAGGAAGTAATCAATCAGATCAGACTCCTCAAAGAGGGTAGAGCCAAACAGACGGCGGATAACCAGAAACTTCACGATGAGACAATGCAGCGAGAAGAGGTTAAGAAAATAATAGAAGCTTCAAATCAACGTGTCGATGCAGAACGTCTCAAAGCGATCGCCGCGATTATTAAGAGTAAGAAACTACTTGAGCGAGTACGTGAGTATGAGAAAAGGTTTGCATCGGAGATCGGAAAGATCACTACAAACGAGGAAATTGATCGCGAAGTGGCCAATCAGGAAATCCCTATCAATATTGTGCTAAAAAAGGCTGCGTTCAACGTGAAACAACGCGAAGATACATGCGATACGTCAATAGATGTCATTAACAATATAATGAACTTCATCACACATAACAATATTGAGATGATATTGGAAGTGAATGGGACTGATGTAACTATATCGTCCGACAAAAACGAGCTGTCTATCACACCGATCAAGATTGCTGAATGGAAAGACTTCAATATGAAGCATGCACAGCAACAGGGTATGAATCCAAACCCGATGAACCATGTAGTAGGCGTGAATACGAACATCACTGGGTCTGTAAACGCCACAGAGGAAGAGACCACAGTGATGACGCAAACAGGGTGTAATCATGCCACGGCGACCAAGGCGTTGGGTGCGACAGGTAACGATGTGATTGACTCTATTATCAACATTGACCAATACACTACTGAAGAAATTGCGGTAACAACCGATAATGCCACAGAGGAAGAGACCACAGTGATGACACAAACAGGTTGTAACCATGCCACCGCGACCAAGGCGTTGGGTGCGACGGGTAACGATGTGATTGACTCTATTATCAACATTGACCAATACACTACTGAAGAAATTGCGGTAACAACCGATAATGCCACAGAGGAAGAGACCACAGTGATGACACAAACAGGTTGTAACCATGCCACCGCGACCAAGGCGCTGGGTGCGACAGGCAACGATGTGATTGAATCTATTATCAACATTGATCAATACACTACAACGAGTACAAATGTGAATGATGAGACCAAAGATGTCGCCGTGGAGGAGGTCGTCATGGAGATTGTCCCGATTGACGAAAATGAGAAGAGTGTATAATTGTGCATTGTGCATTGTACATTGTATATGTGTATACTATACACTACCTGTCGTACGGAATCATGATTACGAAGTTTATCTCTATTCCCACTTTTATCATTAGTTTAGCGATCGGTCTGTTCATGGTGTACATTTGGGGACCCGATGCGCATGAGGTATATGTGTTCCCTACTCCTGAAAATGCGAGCCGCATCCAGTACAAAGACAATGCTGATAACTGTTTCACATTCAAGCCGTCTGAAGTAAAATGTCCTACGGACGAGCGCAAGATAAGTAGTATTCCCATACAGAAATGATCACCACGTTACTCCATATTTTTATCTACATGTAGGTCATGTCATATGGAAAATACATAATATTAAGGTACATATATTATGCATTTATCAAAGTTTGTCCAATCCAATACAGGTAAACATATCATGTCCGCGATCCTGGGATTCGGACTCGCCACCCTGTTTCGCGTCGCGTGCGCCGATCGTAACTGTATCATATTCAAGGCCCCTGATTTGGAGGAGGTGGAGGGAAAGACGTTCAAGCACGGAGAAAAATGCTATAAGTTCTCCCATGAAACACGAAAATGTTCATCCGATGCCCGTTCAGTGAAGTACTAGAGGTTTGACTGATATGCGTAATGTAGGAATACAAACTATATGAATACATATTAGATAATCATGTCATCAGGGTCCGCATCTAGTATTGCCATGTTGCCGACCGATCCCGCTGGCGGGGGGTCTATCGGTGGAAACGTGCGATTAAGTGCAGTAGAGCAGAACAACGTCATTAACAAGATGCAGGCCAGTGTGAATGAACAGATGCAAGGACAAGGACAAGGACAAGGACAACAAGTAGAGTTATCACAAGCAACCATTGCCGAGCTCGTCTCTGGGATCCAACAGGTGGCGAAGAATGGCAACACCTCCCTCCCCAGTAGAGACATTCCCATGTCGGAGTCGGGTGTATCCATCGATGAGGCCGTTAGGCCCAACTACGTTCCCGCATCCGACAATACGGACTACATTAAGAACTACATATCCAACGACCGTATATTGCAAGACCATGAGAATAGTGCGACCGCCACGAAAAACGCGGAAGACCTGTATGACGAGCTCCAGACGCCCGTGCTCGCGGCGCTGCTGTACTTTCTGTTTCAGATGCCTGCCGCCAAGAAGTACGAGGCCAAGTTCATACCAGGAATGTTCAACGCCGACGGGAACATGAATCTGTTCGGATTTACGTTTAACAGCGTGGTCATGTGTACAGTGTTATTCATTGTCAAACGACTTATGAACGCGATGTGATGATACATGTAGCCGAAATGTAAAAATAAATAGTAGTATATACTGTGATTTATTTTTTATGGATTAGAAGGGTGATAACATGGAACCAATTGATGGCCATACCCACCCTGGACGTTCAGCCTGCTTTTGACTCCCGATGTTTCCGTCGGCGGGATCACACACGCGGTTGCTGTTTGTGTATCCTATCAGTTTGGGAGTGAAGTTGTCGCACGCCGACAATATGTATTTATGATATACCTTTGTGAAATGCGCCATCGCGAGCACGGCGAAAATACCAGACATGAGCCACACCCCGCCCATATTCGTCTGTATATCTATGAGCATATAGATTGTCATGATGATCATGATGATGTGGCGATATACCTTGAAGGTAAGCTTTAGCTGATCGACCACAGAGAACTTCTCCTTTATCTTAGAATTCGTCTTGTTGTTTTTGACACAAGACGCTTCCGCATTGGCCTTGGCTTTGACCGCTTTGGCTGCATCGTCGTCCTTACCACCTTTATCGTCTTTGTCACCTTTATCGTCTTCGTCGTCTTTGTCGTCTTTGTCGTCTTTACCTTCACCTTTACCTTCACCTTCACTACCTCCTCCAGCTTGGGTTTTAGTCGGCGTGGCACCAGAATCAACATTTTCTTCATCCGTATCAATAAACACCTTCTTAATTTGGTCTATCTTGGAATAATATAGCTGAAATGTCGTCAAGAAGGTGCCTATTATCAGAACGAGAGCCATACCAACACCTGCCATGGCCATGAGCGGACTGAAACATATAACAACAATAAGGAGCAGGATAGTCACTGGCGACGACGGGTATGTCCATATACCTGTGTCGGGTGTCCATTTTGATTTTTGTATCTTTCCTGCTTGATATACAGTCTTCAAATGAAGAAGCATTTGCCAGTTGGTGATCGAACTGACAAAAAACACGAGGATCGACCATATCCCTGCAATCTGGAAGATAATTGGGATAAGAGTAAACGATGCATACATGATCAACCATTGGGGAAACAATGAATTCACAGTACTATACAGTTTGGTGTGTATTGAGTAATAGCTCGTCGCGCCCGCAGCCATACATGAGCCGAAATAGTACGTCAGGTTGTTTGCTTGGGCACTTGTCGTCCAATCTCGGATTGTTTTCGGAATAACCGAGTTTTGTAAAATAGCCAGATTTTCTTTGACAGGATACGTTGCCTTGATCGACTTTTCTACCCCCTTATCTGTGGTAGATAAGTAGTCCATGTGAATCTGATCCACAGAAACCTCCTCCTCGGTGTAAGGACTGGAAGAAATACAGTAGGGAAGAAGATTTGCTTGTGCAGCACGACATTGTTGGATACATACGACGCCAAGTATTATATGGATCAATAGTTTTATAAAACTGGAAACGAGAGACTTTATGAGACCTAATGCGCGGTCCTTTAATGAGGGGGTCTTCTCTTCTTTTGCCCGCTTTACCCTTGACATTGGATCGTACTATACCCAGATATTATTATTTGCGTATTGATAACTCGTCCAAGTACCGAACAGAGCACCGATACTACCGCAATGATACCGAGTAGTACGGCTATTTAGTTGTTACATATTCATATCAATCTCTTCTTCTTCTGGTATCACAGACTGTGACACGATATCGGTGACATGTTTGTCTAAATATCTCCCGATTCTATTGATATCTAATTTCGTAATGTCATAGTTCTCATACAGAACTGATCTACATTGACTTGTTTCATCATCGTTTAGCGACTTAAAAAACAGGAACATGTCCTTTTTGTCCATTCCCAATTGTTGACACATATTATGGACAAATGTAGAGTTGTTGTATTCTGTAGAGTATTTCGTGAGAACTTTAGTGAACCGAATACCATCAGGAAGAATGGTATTCTCGCAACTATCACCTATATTGCTATGTAGAAGGTGGTTGTTATAGAACGTTTTCATCAAGGAACTCAGTTCGTTGAACTGCCATATCTGTTTTTGAAATGTGATGCGGTCAATGTAATCGGAAAAACATAGGTTGTCTAGAAATTGCAAGTACATGTTTACAGCTCTATATTTATCATCCATGCCTTGTATAATGTCCACCACGTTTTCATGCCACAATAGACCCACAATAGTTCGGTCGGTTTCGTTCATGATGATATTGTGACTGTCTATGCTGTATGGAGCCTTGAATAGGTTCGTTGTGATCTGTTTCGTATCGTCATTGCAACACTTTGGCATCATCACTGTTTTCAGTAGCCCCATCGTGATTTTTTTGGGACACTTCGCGTAGATAGAGTGTAGTGTTGCGATGCGACGCATATCCCCTTGCGAATTATTTGCGATATAGTTTTTACAAACAACGGTGATAGATGGCATAACTATCTTGACGATTTCGCATAATTGGGGCACCCCGATTCGTGGAAGTTCAAATACGACACATACCTTCATGAGCTCCTTGATCTTCTTGTCTGTATGGTAGTTGCTTATGCAGATTACAGGCGAATTCGTTACGTCCTCGTTTCGCTGCTTTTTCGTCTTCTTTGGACGAATCAGTTTAATGAGCGTATTGATACCCCCCTTGTCTCCGCTGTTCATTCCATCTATCTCGTCCATGATAATGGCAATATGTTGTTTCTTTTTCATGAGTGTGCTCATGATATTCGCGTCGGACATATTGTGCTTCGCGAGCGTCTCTATCACTGACTTATTGCGTATATCACCCGCGTCGTACAAGACGGCGTCGTAGTCTAGACTCTTTAACAGATTTTTGACAAAGCATGTCTTTCCGCTCCCAGGGTCGCCACATAGGTAGATACCCCTTTTTCGCGTCAGGTCGTGTTTGTTCAGCTCAAAATCACGGAGAAATGTGCAGATTTCGGTTGCTATACTGTCTCGGATTAAAATCGTATCTAAATTAGGAATGTTCATAATATAGATAGATGAGTGGTTAGGTTTATGTCATGTTGTGTTGTATCACAATGATAGAAGGTTGTAGAGAGAAAGAGGGGAAGAGATGATGATATGTCTTCAACTTATTCCTCCTCCTCCTTGCTAAACCCAAACTGGATACGAGGGAGCTGTTTGGGATAAGACGACAATATGGGGCGGTCTATGGGCTGAATAAGAGTGCTCGCGTCACGTAAATATTTGTTGTACGATATGGTTGCGCCGTACACCTGTGGGATCGCATAGTCGAGCACTTGGTTGTTTAGAACAATGATTTGTTGGGTGACATTGCTTCCTGTATTGACTGCGTTCTGTAGAAAAATGCTCCGCATTATGATTTTAAGCGTGTCTGAGTTCTGGTCGCATATGCGATACTGATTGTTTGACTTCTTGAACACGCCCGCCTTGATTCCATCTTGGACAATCCGCATGTTCTCGCCAGAAAAGAAGGCATCCGATAAAGCAGTAGGGCACCATATGCCTTGCGTCGCGTTCCTAAACGATGCTGGATCGTTTACAGGCATTTTGTCATACATCTTGAATAATTGGCTGGTATCAACGTCGGGTTCCATTACATTTACGCGACCATTATACGATGATTGAGTGCGTCGTTCCATTGTGATATGTATATACACTACTCCGATACTTTATTTTGCTTCGCGCGTACTAAAATATAGGAGGTATACATATACAACATATGTTTGGTTTAGGATCATTTGAGACCAACGTACTGATAGGTGCGTGCATCACCATGATCGTGCTACTTGCGCTAATTGGCTATCTTCTATCGAAGTCAAACAAGTCCAACAAGGAATGGCCACCGTCCATCGGTGTATGTCCCGACTACTGGGAGGACGAGACAGGAACGGGAAAAAAATGTAAGAACGTGCATAACTTGGGCAGATGTGGTGACCCCAATAACACCGATGGATATGACCTAACGCGGTGGGCAGAAAAGAAGAATAGGTGTGATGCCAGCAAGGTATTTAAAGACGATTGTCACTTGTCGTGGGACGGTATCACAAACGACGATAATGCGTGCGCGACGGGACCATCTGACGATAACGCCAATAAGTCATCGTCCATGCCTCGCTTTTTGATAGTTGTTGTAGTGGTGATTGTGATTATTAGTGTGGTATATCTCATGATGTCAGGTGGTAAAAAAGGTGGACCAACATCTACGTCTGCATCAACTTATACATCAGCATAAGTTTTCTTAGTGACTGAGAACCATGCGATGAACATGTAGTAACAATCTTACCTTCGTATATCGTTTATTATATTATCGTATTATATAAACTCTTATATAGTACGATGTCTAAGAAGAGTGCAGGTGGTGAAGACGGTACAAGAGATGCAGAGAGATTAGATGCACTGATTTCTGCTGCGCTTAGCATGGAAGAAAATCCTCCTGCTGCCGCTGCGCTTAGCATGGAAGAAGATCCTTCTGCTGTCGCTGCAATTACAGGAACGGTTGTGAGTGCTGGTGTGAATACGGGATCTGTACGACAGGCGATTACCGATCATATTATGGGTAAGATCACAGAAGCTGGCAGTCTATACAAACAAATGCTTAGTAGCGACAGATTCCGTACATTAGGTGGGGATGCCCAGATTGCATCTGAGGTCATTTTGTCCGATACGTCTGCCTTCATGGAACGGTTGCGAGAAATGGGTAACACTGGGAGAGGCGCGATGCAGGCTGTTTCCAGCTTTGCAACTAATACAAGAAGTGCTATAGCGAGAAATACCACAATTGTTGCGAGAAAAGCCACAGTTGTTGCGTCAAACATATACGACGTCTTCCTAAAGGCGGGGGGTGCCACATACAACACCATTTCTGCGGCTGTTGGAAAGCAATCTGAAGACGAGATCATATTGGCGCACGAACTGGTTATGTTTATGCTCATAGAGGCCTATATCATGACCAATACAGAAACTTTTAGCTTGCAAGATGCAACGGTTGAAGCAACACAGAATGCGCTCACAGCTATTCTTGACCCTACCAATGAAGCAACTGCATCAATTCGTAATCAGTTGATCGTCCATATGAAGGTGGCGTTTGATACATTCTTTTTGTTCAAGATGGGTAGGTCCGCGATACATGGTGTGTATTCCCCAAATGTATCTGAAATTCAGAGTGCCAATCGGAGTGTTAAGGCATCGTTTTTACCCAGAGACAATACCGATTTAGATGAAATACAACGTCGCGAGGAGGCAGCGGAAAATGCGAGAAGGATATTGGGCAATGCACACGAAATGCGCATGTATTTGTCTTCTATAATAGGTACATTTACTACGGGTATAGCCCCCGAACCTGACCACACCAGATACTTTGGTGCTCCAATGAGTCCCTCAGAGTTTGTAGAATCTGTGACAGGCGAAGGTGGTGAGCTCGATATAGACATGGACCACCAGTTAGCACGACTCAATAAACACGTTGAATACTACCGAAACAATGTCAATATTGATACAAAGACTGGTGACACGGTTATTGTGGATCAAAGAAGACTTGAGAACATAAAAGAGGAGGTTGTAGGTCAGATTGAAAGCGCTAGGAGTTCCATGTTGTCTGTATTAGGTGCACCTGCTATATACGAAGCAATGGGTATTAGAGAGGTAGATACAGCACGTTTAAAGGCTGATGTAAATAGAATTATTGACGAAGCTAAAGAAATCTTTGCTAGAAAAACGGATGCCTTGGCTCACGCGCTTGCTAATGATTTGGAGGAAATTAGATCCCATATCAGCAACGCGAGTAAGAAAAAGAGGACGGGTGAGAGGGATAACGACGAAGGAAAAGAGGGTGGAGGTCGTCGCGCAACCAGGAAGACCAGGCGTCGTCGCACACGAACGACTCGCAAGACACGAAAGGCTCGCCGATCTAGTGCAGCAGCAAGCACTTCCAGGAAAACCAGAAAGTCCAGAAAGTCTAGAAAGGTAAGGAAGAATAGGAAGACCAGACGGGGACGAAAGACCCATAGTCGCTAAAGAATTGAATGGATTCTTATATCAGGGGGTCATGCATACACACACAAGACTACGAATATCTATCCATATTCGTAATCAGATTTACATACACCCTTGAAGATTCACGAGTATGTTTGCAGTAACCTTTCTTGAGAAGTTATCGGCATTGACAGTAAATACAACGCTAGGTCCCGTCACGAACATGTTGGCCGATACAGCGTGCTATATCACCAATTCGCCACGCAGCACCCTTCTTGCAGCGTTCTATGCGCCCGCAATGTCTTCCACTGTTCTGTGGAACAGAACCCGACTCAGATACGAGCCGTATGGAGGGCATCCAGTATGCGATATGGTATGAATGTATAACACAGAATAAAAATATAACGATGACACGTTGTACCTGATGAGGACAACGTGTTATCTATGATAGGTAATGAATATATAGTTAGTTAGTTATGATTTTGTTATGTAATATAGTAAAGAGTTACTCTTTTTTACTTGCGGGATCTGCGACTTCTCTTCTTGCGACGGCTCTTCTTGCCCTTGGAATCACCCTCATGCACGGATCCGAACGACCCCTTGCGTGTCTTGTAACCAGCCTTCTCAAGACGCTTCTCCTTCTTGGCGGTACCGTGCTTCTTCTTGGATACGATACGACCATGCTTGTTCATGATAAGGTGGTGCTTTAAGAGACCTCCAGAGGTCTTATAAGCGGTCTGATGCCAGACCTTGGCACGAGAACCCTCAAGTTCTTCGTATTTGCGTCCATGGATATGGTATTGACCATCGCTGGATTTCATGTGCTTCTTCACCATGACAGTTTATACATTGATACAAGAAATAAATAATTGCGCGCCAGATACTTATGTATTTGACACATATGTGGCACATGGTGGTCTAAACTAATAGTAACGCGCCTAAACATAGGAGATAGAGGTTGGGTGCTTATTTGTTTGATGTTGTTTCAATGCTGGCGTTCCAAAGACGTTTAGTATAATCACACCAGTGAATCCCATACAGATATAGTACAGCAAATACGACGTGTTGGAAATCATGTATCGTTTCACGATAAATCGCTTATACCGTATGCGAAAATGTACAGGAATATCATCCCCATCTCATCAGGAAAGTTCATTGCTGATATAGTCGCTACTTCGTTACTATAACGTAACATTTATTTACGACATATGAATAGATTGTGACAACACTTAGAATTTATTTTTGCGCATGGACGCGGGTACGATGCCGCCTCGGAGCCCATCGATGATAGGTAGTGGCTGCGTATTGTACGTCGAATACAGTGCGGGGTCATCACCGTAGAAGATTCTCCCACCGCGCGTGTATCGCACAAGATCTACAAGACGAGCCACCTGCGTCTGTTTATTGCCAGGAATACTATCCTTCGCAGGATCTCCAATCGCGGCGCACCGAATCTGAACGGTCGTGAGGACTGGTTCTACATTAGCAGCAGCAGTATCGGGTACAATAGGCATATCATTGAATTTGTACGCATGACACTGTGTCTTATCCCGTATTATTTGTCTGTACTTAGACGCGAATAATATTGGCATTTATTATGTGCGACAATGTACTCTATGTACACATCATATATTCTGTCTCTCTCTCCTAAACGTATACGTATGGTAATTGTATTTATGGGTTTTTGCGACTTTCGCCAAGAATTGATTTAATACGTATAAGAACAGTCCCACATATATACCACTGATTATCCGAATCGCACTCCTATCTTAGCACAATGAGTACTACTATCAAAATCGCCAAACCTGTTAATGCTAATAAAGTTGCTACAACTCAACCTTCCGAAGAAGACGCGGTGCTTGCATCAAAGTACCAACAGAAGACTGACAAGCAACACATCTTGGACAATCCCGACACCTATGTCGGGTCGGTCGAGAACGTGGACGCCGATATGTGGCTACTTGATCCCGACAACGCGCGCATCGCACACACTAGTATCGAATACATTCCCGCCTTGTATAAACTGTTTGATGAAGGCATCGTCAATTGTCGCGACCATGCGATCCGCATGGCACAAGCGTGTGCAGCCAAGGAAGAAGGTGCTATCCCTGTGACGAACATCGATATCACCATCGCCGACGACGGAACTATCACCATGTACAACGACGGTAACGGCATTGATGTGGCTAAGCATCCCGAGTATGATGTGTGGATCCCTGAGCTCATCTTTGGACACCTGCGCACTTCCACTAACTACGATAAGACAGAGGAAAAGATTGTGGGCGGCAAGAACGGGTTTGGATTCAAACTAGTGCTCATCTGGTCAACGCACGGTACAGTAGAGACCGTGGATCACAAGCGCGGACTCAAGTACACACAAGTGTTCCACGACAATCTGAATGTCATTGATGTACCTGTCATTACCAAATGCAAGAACAAGCCATATACGCGTATCACATTCAAACCCGACTACGCACGCCTGGGTACCGATGGACTGTGTCCCCACATGGTAAACCTCTTCAAGCGTCGCATCTACGACGTCGCTGCGATGACCGCACGTGAGGTGCGCGTGAAATGCAATTCCGTCAATGTGCCTGTGCGAACATTTGGACAGTACGTGGATCTGTACCTCGCACCCCCTGTAAAGAAGGTGTGCGATGCACCACATGAACGATGGGAATATGCAGTCGCCGTATCACCCACACACGAGTTTGTGCAAGTATCCTTTGTGAATGGTATCCACACCAGCAAAGGTGGAAAACATGTAGATTACATTGTGGGACAGATAACACGCAAGCTCATCGCATACATCGAGAAGAAGAAGAAGGTAGTCGTGAACAACGCAGCCATCAAGGAGCAGCTCATGGTATTCGTGCGTTGCGATATCGTGAATCCATCATTTGACAGCCAGACAAAGGACTACATGAACACACCATCATCCAAGTTCGGGTCGGCCTGCGTTATCGACGACAAGATCATCGAGAAGATCGCCAAACTGGGCGTCATGGACATGGCCTGTGCCATCTCCGAAATCAAGGACACGCGTGCCGCCAAGAAGACAGACGGAGCCAAGACCAAGAATATCAGGGGCATACCGAAACTCATTGACGCGAACTGGGCAGGTACCGCCAAATCTAGCGAATGTACAATTATCTTGTGTGAGGGAGACTCGGCCAAGGCGGGTATCGTATCAGGTCTGTCCTCTGCAGACAGAAACAACATAGGCGTCTATCCCATGAAGGGAAAGATCATGAACGTGCGCGGCGAGAATCGCAAGAAGATATCGGATAACGCCGAAATCATCGATATCAAGAAGTTCCTCGGCCTGGAGGTGGGCAAGGTATACAAGGACGAAGCGGCCGTGCGCGCATCGCTGCGATACGGCAAGGTACTGTTCATGACAGATCAGGATCTGGACGGCAGTCACATCAAGGGGTTGTGTCTCAACCTGTTTCAGACAGAGTGGAACGCATTGTCGCAGGTGCCCGAGTTCATCGGCTTTATGAACACACCTATTCTCAAGGCAAAGAAGGGTGCACAAACACTCATGTTCTATAATGATGGAGAATATGCCACGTGGAAGGAGACGTCCAGCGCACAAGGTTGGACAATCAAATATTACAAGGGGTTGGGGACTAGCACGGGCAAAGAGTTCCGCGAGTACTTTGAGAAGAAGAAGGTGGTATGGTTCTCGCACACGGGCGAGACCAGCGATGACACCATGGACATGGTCTTCAATAAGAAGCGTAGCGACGACCGCAAGGACTGGCTCGGTGAATACAAGCGCGACAGCTTCGTGGATACCGCACTACACACGATCCCCTACGAGGACTTCATTCACAAAGAGCTCATTCACTTTTCAAAATACGACTGTGAAAGGAGTATTCCCAACTTGATGGACGGACTCAAGATCAGTCATCGTAAGATCCTGTTCTCTGCGTTCAAGAAGAATCTGGTCAGTGAAATCAAAGTAGCACAATTTACAGGATATGTATCCGAGCACTCGGGTTACCATCATGGCGAGGCGTCGCTCAACGGCGCTATTGTGGGATTGGCACAGAACTTCGTAGGCTCCAACAATATCAACCTCTTTGCACCCAATGGTCAGTTTGGCACGCGTCTGCGCGGTGGTAAGGACAGTGCTTCGGAAAGATACATCTACACCAATCTATCACCCATCACACGTCGCCTGTTCCCAGCCGCCGACGACCACGTCTTACAGTATCTGGATGACGATGGGACTCCAGTGGAGCCATTGTATTATGCACCCATCATCCCACTCATTCTAGTAAATGGTACCAAGGGAATCGGTACAGGGTTCAGCACCGACGTCATGAGCTATAATCCAACCGATATCATCGCCCATCTGCGTGACCGACTGGGTACGGGCGCGTTCCCCGACCGCGAGTTCGTACCTTACTACGAGGGATTTGGTGGTACCATTAGCAAGATGGAGGATAAGAAGTTCTTGATTCGTGGGAGATACGAAGTGGCAGGCACCGACAAGATTCGTATCACTGAACTTCCCGTCGGTACATGGACGGATGACTTCAAGGAGTATCTGGAGAAACTCACTGAAAGCACCGACAAGAACGGTAAGAAGGTTGTGCCACTCGTGAAGGACATAGACGACATGAGCAAAGATACAACAGTAGATATCACTGTGACTCTGGCACCCAGCAAGCTGGACGAGCTGCGCACTAAGGTGCTTGACCCAGTCACAGGCTGCACCGAGCTGGAACGCATGTTCAAACTCTATACCACTGGTTCAACGAATAACATGCATCTCTTTGGTCCCGACGACAAACTCAAGAAGTACGCATCACCCAATGAGATCGTCGCTGACTACTTTGACGAGCGACTCGTCATGTATGCGAAGCGCAAGGCTTATCTGATCAAGGAACTGGGTGCAGAGCTCCTTGTGCTCAAAAACAAGCACAGGTATATTCAGGACACGTTGAATGACGATGTGGATCTACGAAGGAAGACACGTCAGCAGATTGGCGAGATGCTGACAGAGCGGGGCTACGATGTGATCGATGGTGACACGGATTTCAAGTATCTAACGAAGATGACCATGGATTGTGTGACAGAAGAGAACGTCGCGAAGTTGTCGAAGCAGTATGCGGACAAACAGACACAATTAGTAGAGCTGGAGGCAACGACTGTAGAGCAGATGTGGACGAGCGAGCTGGACGCATTGGATACAGAGTACGCCAAGCACAGGGAGACGCTGCGACTGGCGAACGCCGTTGTCGTATCCGCGGCATCAGGCGCGCAGCCAAAAAAAGCGGTGAAGAAACTAGTGGTATTAGGGAAGAAGAAACCCTCCACATAAACATAAGAAATAACACCATATATGACATAGCACACAACAAACCTCATGTATATTTTTCCATTGCATTTTCAATAGCGGTAATAATTCGTTCATTACCGCTCTTCAAAACCCGAAAATAGGTGATCGTTA